CCTTAAAGGTTTAAAAACAGAAATAGATAATTTAGTAAAAAAACAACCTGGTCTTGGTTTACAGTCTGCTGTTGAACAAGTGCCATCAAATCCTATAGCAGCTTTACAAAAAATATTAAAAGACGCTGAAAACAAGGGCATGTCTATTGAAGCTTTAAACAATTTAAGAAGCACTATACTTGCAGTAAGAAGAGCATCTGGAGTAGGATCAAAAGAGTTAGGATTAGTTTTAAATAAAGTTGATAGAGAAATAAAAGATATTTTTAAAAGCCTAGAAAGCGGAAATGCTTTTTTAAGAGTGGGTGCTGGAGTAGATAAAGAGCTAGCATCAAAAAACATATCATACGCTGCAAAGCAAATAACAAAATACAACTCAGATTATCAAAAAGCTATTAAACCTTTTAACGATGTTGTAGTAAGTAAGATAAGAAAAGAAGCAGCCTCAAACGCTTTTGACGTGGATCAGATATATACTCAAGTCATTAGAAAAGATTATCCTACAGCCTTGAACAAAGTTTTAAATGCTTTAGATAATTCAACCAGAGTAGAAGTAAAATCTGAGTTACAAAAAAATGTATTAAGAGAAGCACTAGCCAACTCTGTAGATGATCTTGGGAATGTTAATCCAGTATCTTTTGCTAAATTCATAAACGACAAACTTGGTTCAACCAAAGATGTTTTGTTTGACAACATTCCAGATTTAAAAATTATTCTTTCAGACTTTGGCAAGATTAATACTAGATTAGATGCTAAGAGATTTTCTCAAATTGTTGAAAGATTAGAAATGCCAGAGTTTAGAAATGTTGTTACTAAGTTGGTAGATGCTGAAAATGCAAAACACCTAGTAGAAACAGATAGGCTATTATCAAGAATACAATCAGCAGATCCAGAAGAAATTGTAAGTACGTTATTTAGAAATGGCCAAGCAAGTAACATTGCGAGAATAAAAGAAATAGTAGATGCAGATACATTTCAAAAAATACAACAAGACAGTATGAGAGACTTACTAAATCTTGCTGTTGGTCCTGGTAAAAGAGTAGATGAAGTGTTTAACCCAGAAGCATTAGAAAGAGCTTTAAACGCAAAAGGAGATGCTGTACTGGATGAAATGTTTGGTAAAGAGTCTATTAAAGGTTTGCGTAATTTGGTTAGAGATTTAAGAGTAATGACTTCTGCTGAAGGTGGAGGAGCTGGTACTTTGATAGCTGGAGCTGTTGCGGTTAACGCATTTAACGTAGCGATGTTGCCTACATTAGTTCAACTGGGAGTTATGGGTTCTGTAATGAGAAATCCAGCAGTTGTAAGAAGGCTAGCCAAAGCAGATAAAGAAAGCGTCAGCTTTGTAATGCAAGCATTTAGGGATGCCCTAAGATTATTCCCAGCCATATCTATAGGTCAGTCTGTTGTAGAAGGATCCGAAGCATTAGGATCTATTGCTGAAGAAGCTATAGATGAAGCTAATCTAGGAGATATAACAGAAGAACTAAGCACACAAATTCAAACACAACAACCTCCAAAATTAATAACACAATTAGACTTACCAGAAATATCTCCTATACCAGCACAATCATCTGGGATAATGAGTCCTAGCCTTTTAGGCGACTCAGATGCAAACCTTGATATAGCACAAAGAATTTCTAACATAGCCTAACTCTTTTTATTATAAGTTAGACCCATTTCTTCTCTATCAAATCCTAGCGGATGTTCTGATAAGCAAGTCATTTCATCTTTACTTAAATGCACATACGGCTCTGAGTCTTCTTCGTAGATAGGCTCTGCTATCGTACCGAATCTAACGTCATACTCTTTACCTGCCTTCCAGGTATGTGAGTAAACGCTATCAGTCATAGCAAATACCAAAACAAAAGGATGGCCAGTAGCTAAAGATAAAGCTGCGCCCATTCTTAATTTAGAGGTGCTAAGTAGTAAAGTGTCATACCTATCTATACCGAAGCTACGACATTTAACTTCTAACCAGAAACAAGTATCACTACTCTCACACCAGTAATCTAGTCCGTAAGATACTGGTAGCTTGTTGCACCTAACATCCCATAATCCTTCTATAAAACCAGCCACACGCTCCTCGCGTTTCTGGTCGCTTATTGTTTCCATCTTTGGTTTTGGATTCATATTCCACTCCTTTAATCATCAAAGAACTCAGGATCAATAGCAACAATACGTTTTGTTGGCCTACCTGTTGTTTTGGTCTTAACATCTTTCTCTTGGATTTCTCCAGAGTTCTTCAGTCTTTCTATAATTTCTTTTACCTCGTATGACTTCATACTTCTAAATATTTCACGCCTATCTATATCACGCTTGCTGATGCCTATATCTCCTTGGGATCTAATAAAGCTTAAGACTTGCTTGATCTTGCTCTCTGTCTCTGAGCCTGCAACCTTGTCTTCACAGTTATCTACAAGTAATTGATCGTAGTAATACACATAATCAATCGCCCATTTAGTTATATCGCTTCTAATAATATTGGTATTATGATCGTCAGCTAAAGCACATATCAAAGCTAATCGCATAGCCTTTTCTCTAGTCCTAGACAGCAATACTTCTAAACCATCTTTTTCTAGAGCGTCTTGTTCATCTATTAGTTTGTATGCAAGTTTGGTTAATAGGTCTTTACTCTCACTATCAAAAGTAAGAACACGCTGTCTAAAGTCCATTTCTGAGTTGTTCTTAGCAAGCTCTTCCATTTCATTTTTAGTTTCTCGCATCTTTCTAACCCATTCACATATAGCGTGAGAAGGTTCTCTAAACGGCACCATCTTACCCACAACTCTAGGAAGCTTAGACTCAACAACAATAAACCTATTTAAAAATCCATCTACAATCCTACCTGTAGATAAAGCACCGTAAAAATTCTTTGGAACACTCATACCCATAAGTGTTATAGCTGGTTTAATTGTTGATCTATCCATAGCTTCTTGCTGTTGCTTGCTAGACATATTCATCAAAGAGTAGTTATCTGGTCTGATAGTACCGTGACAACGGCCCCAGGCTTCCATAAGAGCTTGCAGGGCGTCTTCTTTATTAGAGTTCGATGACTTAGCTATACTTTCTAATCTTTTACCAAACTCGTCCATTACAGTAATGTGAGTTGGTTTATGGCGAAGCAAACTATAGACAGCTCCACTTGATGTATAACCATCTCCAGCCATTAAATCTACATGTCCAGAGTTATCTAATACAGACTCAATAACTGTCTTGGTATTCTCTTTACCTTGCCCAGACTTAGCAATACACATGAAATACAAAGATGAAAAGTTATTCATATCTGATTTATACATACGACCAGCAGCCACAGATCCAACACCTAACGCTGACTGCAAACTTAAAGCTGGTTGCGATATTTGAGCTATCTGCTCTGAATATTCATAGATGTCTTTAATAATTCCTGGAGGGTTATAAAGTTCTGCTGGTTCTTTAATAACCCTGTTCTTAGATATATAACTAGGAGCAGCTTGATTCTTACGCTCATGGGTTCTCATAATAGAACTTACAGTTGTAGCTATCTCTGAATCTTCTAAAGGTGGTTTGTTACCTCTATTCCAAGACTGCAAAAAGAATTGAGTAAAGTCTGTATTCAATCCTTTGGCAATCAGATAACCTGCCAGTCTAGCTGCAGTATCATTACGGCTCCCTTCAGCGGCGGCTTCAAGGGAGAGAGGTGTCGCTATAGGTTTACCGTTAATCTTGTCTGCGCCAGTTACCTTTACCCAATCTTCACGAGAGAAGTCTGGCAAGTCACCTGTATCATGCAATTCCCAACCTGGTATTACTTGTGGCTCATAGATGGCGCCAGTAGCATGAATATTGTAGGGAGCAATAATCAAACCACCAACGCCCCTTATATCAATGAGTTTTTCTGGGTCATAACCAGCAACTCTTCGAGCGACATAAGTTGTAAAATTTTCTGGGTTGTTATAGTAATAGTGCATACCCTTACCAGTAGCTACCTTTAAAGGGGTAACAGGTAAATTATTAGCAGCCCACGTGACTGCCTCTGGAGTATCTGCATCTATAACTAAAAACTTTCCAGTCACTAAAGCTACGACTAAATCATCGCGGCCTTGAAACCATTTAGTTATCTCTAAAGTCGTTGGTTGTTCGCTTTTAAATCTTTCCCAGCTTCCAAGTTCTCTGGGAGGAACTTTGTTATGGCGTAATAAAGGTACTACACTAAAACCAGATTCCGCATAAGCAAGCGCTAGATCCAACGCAGAGTCTTCTGCTGTTGCCTTGACGTTGAACACTTAAACTATTCTTCAAATGTAGTTTCTAAAGAGCCGTAGATAGATTCAAAATCTAACTTACCATTAGCAGCTTTAATTATTTTTTTTGCTTGTTTAATTGAAGGTTGTCTTCGATCATACCTCCAAGATTTGACGGTTGCTTCCGAGCATTCAAATAATTTTGCTGCTCCAGAATTTCCTATAAATTCTATATATCTTTTTAAACTAATCCTTTCCACTTCTCTCTCCTTGTATTCTGGCTCCAGCCTGTTAGCATATAAAGGTTCTAATCCTTTATCAGCTATTTGCCTAAGCCTGTATAAATAATTCACTTTCCATTGATTTTTATTGACTTCGCTCATAGTTGCTTTTTGTATAAATTTATTTTGAACTAAAAGTATACAGTCAATATTTTTATCTGTATACTATTATTTTATCTTTAGGAGAAATGATATGAGCGATATTATAAGTCGTATAAAAAGCCCGAGCGATTTGGTCGAAATGCAAGGTGCTAAACTTCTAGTTTACGGAATCTCTGGAGCTGGTAAAACAACTCTTTGTCAGACCGTACCTGGAAAGACCCTTGTTGTAAGTATGGAAGCTGGACTTCTATCTATTAAAGACGCTAAGAATGTGACTGCTATTGAAGTCAAAGAAGCGGCTGAAATAGAAGAAATTGCACAGCTATTAGAAAGTGGCAAGTTAGACTACGATACCGTTTGTTTAGACAGCGTGACAGAAATGTCAGAGATTGTTCTGGGCAACGAGTTAAAGAAAAGCAAGGATCCAAGAAAAGCGTACGGAGAGGTCATTCAGATAATGACTAAGACGATGCGTAGATTTAGGGACCTTCCTATACATGTTGTATTTATTGCTAAACAGCAAGAGGTACGAGATGAAGCTACTGGTATGTTGCATTATCAACCAATGATGGTTGGTACCAAACTGCCTACACAAATTCCTTACTTCTTTGATGAAGTATTATGTTTAAGAACATTTGATACTGAAGATGATAAGGGAAACAAGACAACCGAACGTTGGTTGCAAACAACTCTTGGCGCTAATTATATTGCTAAGGACAGGAGTGGTAAGTTAGAAGCCCTAGAGGAACCTAACCTATCACATATTATTAACAAGTTAGGATTTAAAGGAGAAGCATAATGTCTGACTTTGATGGAATTGATTTTACAAACGTAGAATCCAGGGAAGAGGAGTCATCCTCTTATATACCGAAAGGTGATTATAATTGTGTTATTAGCGAATGCACTAAACATGTATCTGCTGCTGGTAATGAAAGTATCAAACTAGAGGTTAAGGTACATAACGAGCCAAAGTATAACGGATGGATTGTTAGAAAATACTTTAGTCTTTGGTATAAGAATGATGATGCAGAGAAGCAAGAACTAATTAGAGGCTACGCGGCTTCTGATTTTAAAAGGTTGCTTGATGCTGTTGGTCTTAATACACCACCTACTAATGCAGAAGATCTACAAGGTAAAACTTTACTTTGTACATTCTCTGAAAGAGAAAGTGATAATCCTAGCTATCCAGATACTCAAAATGAGATAGTTGCGTTTAGAACTCCGAAAAGAGATGGTTTTACTCCGCCAACAAGAGCGGAAGTTCCACCTAGTATGGCTGCAGCGGAGACTGGCAAGCCAGCTAAACCTTCTTTATAAAATAACAGGCTCCGCTAGGGGTCTATAGGGTATAGTATAACTCCGTAAATACCTCTCAAAACCCAACCTAGCACTATATTATGAAACCACAATCAGCAAAACAAAAAGGTCGCAAACTCCAACAATGGGTGAGAGACAAACTTATTGAACTTCTAGACATACATCCAGAGAATGTTAAATCAACATCAATGGGTGCTGGTGGCGAGGATGTTATTATGAGTAAAGAGGCAAGAGATGCCTTTCCTTATTCTATTGAATGTAAGTGCCAGGAGTCTTTAAACATCTGGAAGGCTTATGATCAAGCATCCGCTAACTGCGGAAAGCATCAACCATTAGTTATTATTAAAAGGAATAGGTCTAAGAC